ATAATAATTTAGCAAATAAGCAGAAACTATTAATAGAAGAGTCGATGAGAGTATTAACAATTGAGAATGTTATATCAGATGATGATATTAAAAAATATTCTGAAAAATATGACGATGTTTCTAAATTATATAAAGATGCATCAAAGTCATTTCAATTTAATAGCTTATTGAGAAAAATATTAGGAGAAGAAGGTATCAGGAAATTTGTTGTTTCGAAAGTACTTCCATACTTCAATTCAAAAATTAACGGTTATTTGAAAATAATGGGATCTGATTTATCATTAAGATTTGATAGTAATTTAGATGAGCAGATAATAACCAGAAACAGAGAAGAACGTCGATATGGTTCTTTTTCTGCTGGTGAAAAGAAAAGAATTGATATATCTGTGCTGTTATCATTAATGGACTTGGCTAAGTTACAAAATTCAGTTGATACTAATATTTTAATATTAGATGAGGTTCTTGATACAGCAATGGATAATGAAGGAATTGAAAACTTCTTGAATTATTTAAAATCTGGTTTCAAATCTTCATATCCTGATAAGTCTGTTTATATAATTACTCATAGAAATACAATTTCAGATGACTTCTATGACACTATGATTAAATTAACAAAAAAAGACGGATTCACATCAATTGATAATATTATAGACCTCCGTAAACAATGATTTGTTGACTATTGATAAATAGCTACTATAATTAATTTACGAGGTTATAAATGTTATCATATGTATATCCAGATTACAGGAAAAGTAAAATTATTTATTGGGAATATGAAAATGGTGTTAAAAAACAGCTTGAAGCTGATATGCCATTATATTTTTATATTGATGACGAAGAAGGTGAATATAAAACAATAAATGGTAAGAGAGCAAAGAAAATAGAATTTGATACTTGGAGTAAGTTTAAAGAGAAGAGAGATAAGTATCGTGATTTTAATTTTAAGATGTATGAATCTGATATAAGTTTACAGACAAAATTTATATGTAATCATTATTATAGGAAAGAATTAACTATTCCAAAGGAATTTAATGTATTTTTTGTTGACATTGAAACTTATTTAGAGACAGGATTTCCTCGACCAGAAGAAGCGTTGGGTAAAATAACAGTAATAACTGTATATTCAACTAAAGAGAAGAAGTTTTATATATTTGCTGAAAAAGACTTTGATGGTGACTTTATAAAGACAAAGCATGGTTTTGATTATCAAAAAAGAATTCATTCAACAGAGGAAGATTTATTAAGAGATTTTATATCTTTTGTTTATATAAATCATCCAGATGTTTTAAGTGGTTGGAATAGTCAAGATTATGATATACCTTATATTGTTAATAGAGCACGTAAAATATTAGATCCTGACGAAATTGAAAAAATGTCTCCTGTACATCAAATAAGAGAAGAAGAAGTTCGTGATAAAAAATCAGGTGTTATAAGGAAACAATACTTTATTCAGGGAATAAATTGTATAGATTTAATGGAAGTTTATAAGAACTATTCCGGATCTATAAAATCTTCATATGCTTTAGATAGTATTTGTCGTGAAGAGATAAATGAAGGTAAGAACGTTTATAAAGGTACGTTAAACGAATTATATAAAGATTGGCAAAAGTACGTTGAATATAATATTCAAGACGTTGACCTTTTAAGAAAACTTGATGAAAAATTAGGTTATATGTCTTTATTAATTACATTCTGTTATGGATGTAAAGTACCATTTGAGCATTATTCAAAAACAACAAGAGTTCTTGATGGTGCGTTTATTTCAAAATTAATTGAAGAACAAATAGTACTTCCTGATGTTGATAGAAAATTAATAGATGAAATGAATAAGTTAAAAGAACGTATACAAGCCATGGATGAGGATTCTGATGAAATATCAGAAGAAGAATTAAATACAATTAACAATAAAAAATATGTTGGTGGTTATGTTGCAACTCCAGAGAAGGGTCTTCATGAGTGGATTGAATCATTTGACGCCGAATCACTATACCCATCAATAATGATAGGTTGGAATATAAGTCCTGAGACAAAATTAGGTACTATTGAAAATGATTCTCTTGTTGAATATGTTTACAGATTTATGGAAGGTGACACATCAGTTGGTCATATTAAATTACCAGTTCGTGTTGGAATAAAAACAACAACCACTAGTGTTGAAAAATTAGCACAATGTATTAAAAAGAATAATTATTGTCTAGCTGGTAATGGTACATTCTATTCTCAAGATTTTGTTGGTGTTATTCCTAAATTTGTTAGTGAATGGTTTACTAAGAGAAAGAAATTTAAGTCAATGATGTTGGATTTTAAGAAAAAAGGAAATAAAGAACAGGAACATTATTACAATCTTCTTCAATGGAATTTTAAGATTCTAATTAATAGTGTATATGGATATCTTGGTTCTAAATATTCAAGATTCTATGATATCGATAATGCCCGTGCTGTTACTTTAACAGGACAAGCTGGTCTTAAAAGAACAATAAACAGATTAAATACATTTTTTGAAAATGAATGGTCAACTAAAAATACAAATGCCAAAAATTTCAAAAATTTTGTTATTTACGGAGACACAGATAGTGTATATGTATCTGCTAGTCGTTACCTTAATAGTTTCAATTATATTCCTGATAAAACAATATCACAAACAGTAGTAGATGAATTAAAAGATATATTTAAAGTTGATACTGTTGAGATAAAAGGAGACTCTATATTATTTGGTATTAAAAAAGGAGATAAAGTATCAACCATATCACATGATATAACAAATGAAAACACAATAATTCATCTGAATAAGAATTTTGAAAATCTTATTCAAAATATACTAAAAGAGAAGATGACACAGTTTTGTAAAATTGAAGCAAACTGTAAGGAAAGTAAAATAAACTTCAAAAGAGAAGCTATTTGTAGGTCTGCTGTGTTTGTTGAAAAAAAGAAGTATGCCGCGTGGCTAATTAATGATGAAGGAAATATACCAACAGATAAATTAAAAGTTACTGGTTTAGATATTGTTCGTGCTGATACTCCATATGTTGCTAAAAAGTGTTTAAAAGAAATAGTATTTGATATTTTAAGAAAAATTGATTATACACATACTATAAATCAATTAAAAGATGCTCGTAATAAGTTTATGACATCTTCTCCAGAAGACATTGCATTTAATAAGCCAGTAAATGGTCTTAATAAATACAAAGATAAATATGATAAAAACGGTGAAGAATTTAAAATGACACCTTATCATGTCCGTGCGGCTATTATTTACAATGAAATACTTCATGAAAAGATAGAGTTACAAAACAAGTATGATTTTATATACAATGGAGATAAAATTAAAGTTGTATATACTCAACCGAATTCCAAATGGGTACATGATCTTATAGCATTTAAAGGAACATGGGTTTCTGAATTTGGAATAGATAATTACATTGATAGAGAAGAACAATTTAATATATCTATGCTTAATTTAATGAAGAAACTTTTTGAGTTATTAAATTGGGAACTTCCAAAGTTCAATCATTATGATTTAAGATCATTATTTAGAAAGCCATGATCCTAATTTACCCAATATACTTTTAGATTTTTCTGCTGGTAATACGCTTACAACAGAATTAAAAGGTACTACTATTTCTGGACCAGATTTGTCATCATATTGAGTTCCTGTTTCTGATCTTCCGGTAGGAACTAATATTTTTACTTTTAAGTCTCTATTTTTACCTTCTTGGCTCATTACAACCGCTCTAAAAGGTTGATCTATTATATTAAATTTTGAGTCATTTATTTCTCTATAACTTAGTAATTTATCTTTAATTCCTTTTATTTTATCAATAACAGGACGATACTTATCAGGAACTGGTGTATTATTTTTAATAATATCATCTATAGTTGAATCTTCAACATTAGTTTGTTTTACTTCTGGTTTACTTGATGGTATTATTTCAGGTGACATTTCAGGAACTTCTGGAGAAATATCGGATTTAGGAATATCAACAGCGGGTTCGGCTTTAGCTGCTACATCACCTGTTGGATTATATGAATAATTTGAATTGTATTTAGGTGGATTTACTTTTTTCTTTCCAAAAGGAGCATTACTTTTTCTTAGAGATATAGCCGACAATAAACTACTTCTTAATTTCTTAGCTTCTATATACTTTGGACTCGTTGGGTCTTCTGTTTTTAATGTAGTGTTTATAGCCTCTAATTCAGATTGTAATTGTTCAAGAGATTTTCCAGTATGTTTACTTTTAGTTAATTCAAAAAGGTCCAATGTCTCGTTAATAATAGAAAACTCTTCTTCGTTAACAGTTTCTTTATTATTAACTATATTATTAACAAGAGTACCTATAACATTAACTAATTTATTTATCTGTTTAGAATCTAAAGTAAGAATCTGCTCTAAAGATCCTTTTTTCTTAAGTTCTTTTAAAAATGATAAAACAACATCTTTTCCAGACGAACTAACAATTGGTTTAGAACCTTGTTCTGATTGTCTTGAACTTATATTAGATTGATTTATAGAAACTTTTCCTAATTCATCTATTTCTATATCTTTTAATTTTAAAGTCTTTACTGACTTCCAAATATCTAAAATATTTTTAACAGAAGGTCGCATATCAACTTTTACAACGTCACCAGGGGCTACATCAAATCCAGCTTTATCAGAAACATTGTATTTTTCACTTATATTATCAATCATTGATTCAAAAATAGAATTGTATTTCATATGTTTGTTCCTATAAACTCTATTTATAATAAACGAAAAATTAAAATTATATGGGTATAATGGATTAAGGAGAAAAACATGGCAAATAAGCAAGTAAACGCTGTAGACGTAATCAAGGCTTTAAAGGCGAAAAATAAAAAAGAATATGAAAATCTTGTAGTTTTATCAGATTCTAAAACATCAAAAGTTACCGAATGGATAAGTACAGGAAGCTACTCTTTAAATAAAATTATATCAGGTGATCCACGTAAGGGTATTCCAGTTGGGCTTATTACAGCATTTGCTGGTGAAGAAAGTACAGGTAAGTCATTTTTAGGAGCAAATATCGCCCGCGAAGGGCAAAAAAGTGGATTCATTGTAATATATGTTGAAACAGAAAACTCACCAATTGGTGAAATGTTAATTAAAGTAGGTGCTGATCCAGATAACATTATAAAACCAGAAGGATGTTTTACCATTTCTGATGTAAAAAATAATCTTGTGAAGACAATGAGAGATATTCATGAACAATTTCCTGAAAGTAAATTACTAATAATTCTTGACTCTCTCGGTAATCTTGTTTCCGATAAACAGCTTTATGGTGATATTGAAAAGGACAAAGTTGGTCATGACCAGGGTATGAAGGCAAAGGAATTAAAAGCATTAGCTGCTATTTTAACAACAGAATTAGGTCGTTGTAATGGAACAATGGTTGTTATAAATCACGTTTATTTAAAGCCTGGACAAAACCCAGCATTACCACCAGAACAAGTATTCTCAGGTGGCTCTGGATTCCTTTACACAGCATCTGTTATAGTATATATGCATAAGAGAACAGAAAAAGACGAAGAGGAAAATTTAGCAACTGGAAAAACTGTAAAACGCGCAGTTGGTGTATTTATTAGAGGATCAACTAAAAAGAATAGAATAATTCCAGAAGGTAAGACAGGTGAATTCCATATTTCCTTCGCTAATGGAATGAATAAATGGTACGGATTACTTGAAGACGCACTTCAATTTGGATTTATTGAAGAAGCAAGTCAGGGGTGGTACAATATTAAGCACTTAAATAAAAAAGTAAGAACTGGTGAATTATATTCTGATGAACACTGGCAACCAATATTTAATGAATTATGTGAAAAGATAGCTGAATCTACAGCATATAAGTCTTTAGTTGATGAAAATATATTTACTGTAGACGCTGAAAATAAAGATAATGATGAAAATAATAAAGGTGAAGATGAAGAGGAACCAACTGGTACAGTTAAAAAGGGTGGAAAAAGAGGGCGTCCTCGCTTAAGTTGATTATTTAAATACATTTAGGTTGAATAATATTTACCATCCTGTATAATCTATTTAAGGAGATATACAGGATGGCTGATATTAGTAAAGAAGAATTATTCATTCTAAAAGGATTACTTAGACATTTAGACTTTGTTTCTCGTTTTGCTGATAAATTAAAAGCAGATTATTTCTCAAATGATGTTGCTCCGGTTGTTGTATGTATTAGAAATTATTTCTTAAAACATGCGAAAATTCCTACTCCAGAAATGATTACTGATCATTTTTTGGATAAAGTATGTAGAGGAAATGAAGATTTAAAACAAGCTGCTACAACTGTAATAGAAGATGCTTTAGCTATACCTTTTGAAAAGGGCGAATATAGTGAACATTATGAGTGGTTAATATCAAAAACAAAAGATTGGATTATTTCAAAAAGTGTTGAAAATGCTTTAATGGATGCTGCTGATTTATATAGAAAAGGAAATCCTCAAAAAGCAGTATCACGAATACTTGAAGCATCACATATTAATTTTGATGATGATATAGGTCTTGATTATTATGAAGACGTTGATAAGCGTATTGAACAACTAAAAGAAAAAACACAAATAACACCAACCGGTATTGAAAACTTTGACAGAGCAATTGGAGGAGGTCTTAGACCAAAATCTCTTGTTGTTATTGGTGCTGGTACAAACGTTGGTAAAACACTTATTTTAGGAGGACTTGCTGCTAATTTAATTCAACAAGGGAAAAACGTTCTATATATTACTCTTGAAATTAATGATTTCTTATTATCAAACAGAATAGATGCTAATATAGCAAATATAAAATTAAATGAATTATCAGCTAATGCTGATAGATTAAAAGAAATAATATCTAGTAAATATGCAAACGCAGAAGCAATGGGTAAACCTTTTGGTAGATTAATTGTAAAAGAATATCCTCCTGCTACTATTTCGGCTCATAATATACTTTCAGCTATCAGAGAATTTGAAATAAAGAGAGGCGGGTTTAAACCAGATTTTATTTGTGTTGACTATTTAGGTTTAATGATACCTAATGCGAGCGCATTTTCTGATAATACATATGGAAAATTAAAAACAGTTTCAGAAGAACTTAGAGCAATTGGTTCTAAATTAGGTATAACTATTCTTTCTGCTGTTCAAATAAACAGAGAAGGTATTAAACAAGAGAAGCCTGGAATGGAACACACATCAGATTCTCTTGGTATTCCCCAAACAGCAGATGTAATGGTAATTGTGACTAGACCAGATGATGAAAACTTAAAACATGTTATGTATTGGGATATAGCAAAAAGTAGATGGTCTAAAAATGGTGAAAAAATTGAAGTTGGTGTTGATTATGATTATATGAAATTATATTCGATTGATATGTTTTCAAGAGAGGAACATGAAACAGAGAAGGCAAGAGCCGTTATAGCCGAAATAGGTTCTGAAAATGCAGATAACACTACAAAGAAAGAACCACTCAGAGGCGTATTTAAAATAAACCCTGATCAAAACATCAAATGCTAAAGGAGTACCAATGAGAACACCAAAAAATAAACAATTAACCTTTGAACAGATTTCAGAATTATATGATATACCAATATCAGAAGTCAATACGCATATAAATAATGCATACAATAAGATGGTGACTGAGTTAGTAAAAACTCACCATATTGACATTTGGGACGCTGTGGTCGGAATGAAAGAATTCCTGGGAATATCAGAAAAAGAATCTGTTGAAAAATTGAATCGAGAAAATCTGCAACTTTTAAAGAAGAGTGCTAGTACACGAAAGAATTAAACGATAAAATCAATCAAAGTTGACAATAGATATACATCAAGTATAATGGACTCATATGAGCCATGGATGAATATCGAAGGCAACGCATAGAAAACGTAAACAACAAACGAGAAAGGAAATAACTATGCAAGTATCATTAAAGAACATGTCATGTGACGCTGATGAGCTTATCAATAAGCTTAAAGCAGAGCAGGAAGAAAAGAACAAAAAATCCGAAAAGAAGGAAACTAAGTTCGAAGATAATAAGTTCCGTCCAGAGTTAATTGGTCAAAAGACCACTTATGTACTCCGCGTTCTTCCACATATTTTTGTCAAGGACGGCAACGCAGAACCATGGGTTAATACCCACGTTCATATGTTTAATAACGCAGTTGGACAAAAGAAATTTGTTCTTTGTCCAAGAACGGTTGGAATCGGTGGAACAAAAACCACTCCTTGTCCTCTCTGTGAGAAAAGCCGCTCCTTATTTGATAAGGTAAATGCAAAGACTGCATCTAAGGCAGAAGAGGAGCTTGCAAGCAAGCTTTATGCAAAACCAAGATATTTTGTAAATGTGTTGGTAGTTGAAGATCCTCGTCCTGCTGATAAGAATCAAAAAGGCAAGGTTCTTATTTTTGAATTTGGTCCACAAATTTTCGAAAAGTTCACCGAGACTTTAGTCGATCAAAAGAAGAAGTTCTACTTGCCACAGAATGGATACAATTTTAATCTTGTTGTAAAGAAGAAGGGTGATTATACGAGTTATGAGACATCATACTTTGCTGAAAGTTCTTCTCCAGTAGCAACAAGTGATGAAGAATTTGATAGAATCACTAAGGGTATTAAGGACTTAACAAAATTTGCTTTTGGAAAGCCAGCTAAGAGTTACGATGATATTAAGTTAATTATGGAAGGCAAGGAACCAGTCAAAACCGAAAAGACGTGGGATTCTCATACAAATCAAACAACTCAAAGAGAAATGGGAAGACCTGAAATAGACGAAACTGTTTCTTTACCAGAGGCTCCTAGTCAGAGTAGTTCTAGTATAGGTAGTACATCTGCTACATCAACAGAGTCTCCTAAGAGATTATCAGATGACGATCTTCTTGCATCTTTAGATTCGCTACAAGCTTAATGGATTATAAAAATATATAAGCTTAAGGGGGAGTAGTTAAAAGCTACTCCCTTTTTGTTTTATTTTGATATAATACATATTGGAGTAATTATGAAATATGGACTTATTTTAACTGGATGTGCTGGATTTATAGGAATAAACATTTTATTTAAATTAAATAATGATATATTAAAAAGATATGAACGAGTAATAAGTATCGACAAGCTTGGTTATGCAACTGTATATAATAGAGAATTATATAAAGAATTATGTAACGGATTAAATATAGAAACATTAAATATAAATCTTTTAGAAACATCAAATCATATTAAGTTTTCAAAAGAATTTACATGGGATATTATTGATTTAGCGTCCAATAGTCATGTTGATAAAAGTATAGAGAATCCTTATTCTTTATATGAAGAAAACTCACTTATAACATCAAGGTTTTTATCAGCATTTGAAGATATAAAATCAATAAGAGTATTTTATCATATTTCAACTGATGAAGTATATGGTAGCTTACCATTAAATGCTAAAAAAAGTATTTGGTTTAAAACCAATTCATTGTTGAAACCAAGTAACCCTTATGCTGCTTCCAAAGCTGCTCAAGATTTATTTTTATTATCTATGAAGCACACATTTAATTTACCAGTATGTATTTACAGAATGGCAAATCAAATTGGTAATTTTCAACATCCTGAAAAAATGATTCCTGCTTCGTGTTTACGAGCATATAGAAATGAAAGTATAAAAATATATGGTAACGGTAAAAATATGAGACAATGGACTCCAGTTGATATAACCGCTGATATCATTGTTAATAAGTTAAATAATTTGGAAACATTTGATGTTCTGCATATTGCTAATAAAAATGGGTTATATGATAATAATTATATTATTGATTGTTTAAAAGATACAATAAATCAAAATACGGGTTTAGATCCAAAAATTGAATATATTAACGATAGAAAAGGACACGATCTTTGTTATGCTTTAACGACAACTAAAGAAATAGACAAATATTTTAGTGATGTAAACATTGATTATGTTTTATCAAGTGTTGCTGAATTCTACTATCTTAAAAAGGACGAATTAAAATGAATACAGTTTCTCATATAGAACTTCATAATATTTGGGGAGGTAAAGTAATTGTTGATGAAGTTCGTCAATTTTGTGATAATAGAGGAATGTTAGCAGAATTATGGCGAACTGATGATGAAAAAACAAAATCTTTATCACCTGTAATGAGTTATTGGTCATATACAAATCCATATATACAAAGAGGGTTTCATAAACACTCTTCACAATGCGATTGGTTTTTTTCATGGTATTCCCGGATGGTTTATCAATTATATAATGAAGAAACAAAAGAAATGTTTCATTTTATAACAGAACCTGATAAAATTTATAGAATAAAAGTAGATTCTGGAATAATTCATAGTTACAGAAATTTAGATAATAAACCATCATTAACGGGAAATTTCCCATCGTCATTATTTATGGGAGAGCATAAAAAAAGTCCTATAGATGAAACACGATATGAAGAAACTTTTAAAGATATACCAACATACATAATAATAGGCGCAGGGGGTAGATTAGGTAAAGCTTTGGTTAATAATTTATATAAAGATATGGGGTTTCAAAAGTATAATATTATTCCTGTTTATGAAAAATTTAAAGACAAATCCGATGTAGATAATTTATTTGACAATTTATTCAATAAGGATATATTTAGTTTAACTAATTGTTATGTAATTAATTGCGCAGCCATAACAGATACTAGTAAATATAAAAACTTATCTCCGGAATTAACATGGACCAATATTGTTTTACCAACAATATTAGCACATCATTGTAATGAACTAAATATTTCTTTTTATCAAATAAGTAGTGACTATATTTTTAGAGTAGGTGATGAATCTGGTTATACACAGTCTAAAAAGGAAATGGAATCAATTATAAAAGATATTTCAACAACTCACTTAATAAGAGTTGCTAATCTATTTTCTTTAGATGAAAAAGATACTTTAAACATATTATCTAAAGTAAAACAAAAAATTAAGACGGGGGACACTATAACATCTAATCCAGACCTCTTAATTTTCCCCACAGAGGTATCTAAATTGGCTAAAGAAATAATTAATTACATAAATGCTCCCAAACTATCAAAAGAACAAAATATTTGCGGAAAACCGTATACACTAGAAACATTATGTTATAAGTTTTTAAACACATGTACAACATATACAGATATATTTTTTAAACAAAACTCATTATTGTATCTTTCAAATGCTATCATAATTGATTGCGATGAGGAAATAAAGAATAAAATAGTATAAATACCTGTTAGGAGACAGGTATGAAAAAAATAGTAATAATATCGATATCTCTTTTAGTTCTTTCTGGATGTGTTAATCGTACAGAAGAAAAAGCTACTAAAACAGGATTAGCAGATATTAAGGAAATGGCTGAATCATCTTTAAAATATAATGTTCCTGCTGAACAGACAATGCCTGTAATTTATAATACAGCTAAGAAATTATATGATAAATTAGATCCAGAAGGAGAATTCCCTGCTACTAAAAAAGCTGGAGAAATTTATCAAGGTTACTTAATTTCAAAACAATATAATGTACCTAACCCCGCTTTAGAGGAAATAAAAGCTGCAACTCAAAAGAATATTGATGATATTGCTTCATGGAGTTGGGGCGCTATATTAGGCGGTGGTCTTTTAGCTTTAGGTGCAGTTGGTAAATTTTTAGGAGGTCCTTGGAATTTAGCTGGATTGGGACTACAAGCAATAGGTCAGAGAATGATACCTGATTATGAAAAAGTAAAAAAAGCTGCTGTTGGTGCAATTGCATCTGTTGATAAGGCTTTATCCGATTATGGTGATATATTAGATACATGTCCTGATACTAAAAAAGCTCTTAAAGAAAAATTAGGGCAGGATCCTGTTGAATGGATGAAAGATAAATTAAATTCAGTACAAACTGATTTAGGAACACCTGAAGTTTCTCATCTTTTAAATGAAATGAAAAAGCAGATGACAACCGAAGATGGTGTTCTAAAACCAACCACAACTGAGTTAGATAAGTTTATTTCCAAATCAATATCATAATTAGCGGTTGAAAATATTTATTGGGTAGTTATAATGGTGAAAAGGACTATTATGACTACCCAATATACTTTAACAGGCGAACTTTCATCGGAAAAAACAAAATCTTTTATATCAGCTTTAACCAATATAGCTAAATCGGGAATAGAAAAGATTATTTTAGAGTTTTCAAAAGAACATGAACTTGCAATACATGCGTGTAATAATGTTAGCTCTATATTTTGTGATGTAACGTTTGATAAGTGTTTATTAGATGGATTTGAGATAAAAGATAATGTTCAATATGCTATATCTGATTTAAACGACGTTTTAGGACTTTTAAATATATTTAAACAATCTGGATTTAAATTAGAAATATGTCCTGAAAAGATGACAATAAGTTCTAATGACAATTTTTTAGAATATTTTGGAGCAGACCCTAGACGAATTAAAAAATCAGAAATGGGTGATATAGAATATATTCCTAAACTATGTACTTTTACATGTGATGAAACATTTACCGAGTTCTTAAACGCTATTAACAAAATATCACATGAAAATGTATTAGTTAGTGGTAAACAAGGTGAAGATAGTATTTCAGTTTCAATCGCTCATAAAAATCAAGAAGGGAATAGTTTTACTCGTAAGTTAAAAACAGAATACACAACAACATTTAAAGTTATTTTAGACAAGATTCATGTTGGTAAGATTTTAGAAGTTGGTTCGCAAATTATAATAAGAGAACCAATAGTAAATGTTCATAAATCTTTTGAACTTTATAACCTTTCATATTCCATAGCACCAGTGACACCGGAAAAAGGAGTTAATTAATATACTTACATTTCCATCCTAAAAAATGCTCCCGTTTACCTTGTGCTACATGTCTCAAATATAATCTATTTATTTTATTTTCTTTACAAAATTTACTAAAATTTGTAACTATATAATCAATATTTTCAGGGGAAGTAATTAATAACTTTATTTTATGATTATTATTTTTCCTTATATTATTTAAACGAATTTTATCATTTTCATCTATAATTTTCATTTCCTTTTTAGTTAAAAAAACAACACCAGAAATATCTTCATCCTTTTTAAATTTACGTATTTGTATATACCGATGGTGTTTTTTTATACCATCTACTAAATATTGAAAATATGTAGGTGATAATTTATATTTTTTATTAAATTTATCTTTATCCTTTCCTCCGAAAAAAACCTCTATTTTTCCGTCAATATTTGCGACATACTTAAATGAATTAGGATTGTTTATTCCATATTTACCAAACATTGTATTATTTTTACCACTATGGTCAACACCAAATGTACCATCACCTCCTTTTGTTAAATTTGTTAATATACCGGTTTTATCATAAGCGGTACCTAATTTTTTTATAATATTAATTTCCATTTTTTTAGCATCATCAATCGATAGATTCTCTTTTATTTTTTTAATAATGGGATACTTACCATTATTTAATATTTTTCTAATAGTATGTATTTTATGCCAGTTATAATATCCAATATTACTATATTTTTTCTGTTTAGCTTCGGATATATGATCTCTATATCTCTCATTTGATCCGAACCCGACATAAAATGGTTTAAATTTATATTTAATATTATTAATATAATAGCTTCCTTTTACCATCGGATTAAAATATACATATACATAGTATTGACTCATATGATTATCCTCTTATAATATATTTATAGGAGTAGGTATATATTTTATGGATAAAAATACAAACCAACAAATCTCAACAATTAAAGAACCGTGGTCATACAAGTATCGCCCTAATAACATCAATGAAGTATTAGGTGATCCTATTTTGATATCAACATTTAAAGAATTTATATCTAAAAAAGATATACCAAATATGCTATTTTCTGGAAAAGCAGGAACTGGAAAAACAACAATAGCTAAATTATTAGCCAGAAGTGTTACTCATAAAAACAATATATTATATATAAGTGCATCTGATGAACGTGGTATCGATACAATTCGTAATAAAGTAAAAGAATTTTGTGAAAGATGTGTAATACATCCCGGTTTAAAAATAGTTGTTTTAGATGAATTTGATGGAATGACACGCGAAGCCCAGGAAATGATGAGAAATACAGTTGAAGAATTTATAGATACATCAAGGTTTATTTTAACATGTAACTATGATAGGAAAGTAATAGATCCTATTAAATCTCGTTGTCCAGTTGTAAATTTTAATAATACAGAAGATCCTGAAATTTTAAAAAGTGTATTACTTAGATGTGGTGAAATACTAATTAAAGAAGGTATATCTTTTGATAAAAAAGACTTGATACTTTTAGTAAAACACAACTTCCCCGATATACGTAAAACAATAAATATTCTTCAAAAATCAATAATAGATAAAAAACTCAAATATAGAATAGATTTGGAAGGTTCGGAGGTTGAAAATAAATTATTAACATTATTGGCTCAATTTGACATTGTAACAATACGAAAAGAGATTTTAACAGCAGGCGTTGATTATAATGATTTATATAAATCTTTATTCAATAACGCGGGATTATTATCTAGTTCAAAAAAACTTGATATAATGTTACATGTTGGAGAAGCATCAAGATGGCACTCTATCGTAATAGATCCAGAAATAAATTTCGTAACATGTTTAGCAAAAATATGTTTGGAGATTAAAAAATAATGTGGTCGTTTTTTAAAGTTTTATTATCCGGAAAACCTTCAAATGATGAAGAATTATCTGATTCAGATAATATTAACCCATCTTTAGAACATGGCGATACCGAACCACGATATATACCAAAAGTTAATAAAGAACATAAAAAAGTAAAAGAAAAGGTTATAATTAATAAAGAACAACCAATCAAGGAGACTCATATGGCTGAAGTATTTTTAGTAGTAGTTGATACAACCAATCGTCCAGAAGCAAAGAATTTTGCACAAGGAATTCAAAATTTTTACTTTGTATATGCAAATGACGAGGAACTTGCAAAAGGAATAGTATTGCATACATTCAGATCACGTCCAGAACTTGTAAGTCAGTTACAATATTGTGTAAAAGCTACTAGATTGTCCGCTATAGTCAAAGGACTTGGACCCGGTAGTAATTTTTGGACATATGTTCCTTTTGGTAGACAGCGTGCTCCTGGTCAGCAAGCTGTTTTACCAAATCCAGATGCTTTACTTAGAAACGATGAATATGGTAATCCATCTTCAAGAACATACGTTCCTCCCGCACCAATTGGTGGAGAAGAAATAACGGAAGAAGATTTAAAGAAAGTACAGTTCAGTGGCGCAGATGGTAAAGTTTTAAATAAACTTAGGAACCCAACTGGTAAGCCAGTTGAACCTCTTCCAGAAGAATTACCACCACCTTCTCCAGAAGTTGCAGCGTTAACCGCTCAAATGGCACAAATGCAAGCTATGATGGCTCAAATGATACAAGCACAAACAAAGCCTACCCGTTCTAAGAAGACAAAGGTTGAAACTTCCACCAACCCACCTATTGACGAAACACAACCATCGTGATATAATCTGTTTATGCAACAACGTGAGGGGCTTAAGAAAAAGCAAAATAAAAATAAAGATTCATCATTTTTCAGTGTATTGAATGATATAAAATTCACTAAGAATGGTACTTTATTAAATGATCCTGAATCGGATTATTATATTAAATTTAATAATTATATGGCGTCAAGGTTCCTTTCAATGGATCCTAAATTAGCTATATTAGTAAATAGAGTAAATCATATACAAGATCAATATACAAAAGAGGAATTTTATAAGTTACTTATTGAGTTAATTCCAAGAGTTACTGGTAATTCTTATACACAGTATATTAGACCTAATAAAGATGAAATTGAATATGAAAAATTTGTGGCAGAACACTTTGAAATAACATTAAAGCAAGCCCGTGAATACATTAATATAATGGGGGCTGATTGGGCTAAACAAATTAAACATACATATGGAGGAAAACTATGAAATCTTTAATTGTCAACTTAATAGCTGGTCCCGGTGCTGGTAAGTCCACAAATGCAGCTAAAATATTCAGTATACTCAAAGAAAATAACATGAGTTGTGAATTGGTGAGGGAATTTGCTAAAGAGCTAACATGGAAAAAAGATTTTGTTACATTATCAGATCAAGTTTATGTTTCAGCCACCCAAAATCATAGACAATATGAAGTAGACGGGCAAGTTGATGTTATTGTTACAGATTCCCCTATAATTTTAGGGATACTTTATTATAATGAACCAAATAAAAATGTTAAAAAATACTTTTCAAAATTTTTAATAGAAAAGTTTAAAGAACAAAATAATTTGGTAGTTTATATAAAAAGAACAAAGCCATATGTTTCGGCTGGAAGAAATCAAAGTGAAAGTGAAGCAATTGAGATAGATATAAAAACTAGAAAATTATTAGAAGACAATTGGATACCGTATATAGAAATTGACGGCGATAAAAAAGCCGCAAATAAGATAGTAAAACTCATCCAAGAAAGAATAAAGGAAAAAGCATGACCGAAGAAATAACAGACCCTTCAACATTAGGTATCAAAGTTGAGCCATTAGTTGAATATGCCGTTCTTTGTGAAACATTAGAACGTATAGGTATCGTAAATAAAAAGGAAAAAAAGATATTTCCTTCATGTTATTGTTATAAAATTGAAAAAGATAACAATGAGTGTGAATATAGAATATGTCACTTTAAAGAACTTTTTAAGTTACAAAACAAACCTAGCACTCTAAATAAAGTTGATATATTAAGATTAAAAACTATAGTGTATTTCCTCCAGAAATGGAATTTAG